AGAACAAGGTATGGTAGTCGATGACAAGACACCATTAAAGAAGGCCACTAGAAGCAGGTTAGAGAGGCAAAGGGACTTCTTAAAGGCATTTGTAGATAACATGGGATTAAGGTATAAGAGTTGTGAAGCGGCAGGGATAAGGTTTAAAACGCTCAAAGAATGGGAAAAAGACGCCAAGTTTAAAACTGAATTTGACGAAGTACAGCAAAGAGTAAACGAGAGAGTGGAGGGAAGCTTATTGTCTAAGTTCAGGACCAATTCCCCTGTTCCGGAGATATTCTATTTGAGATCAAGAGACCCAAGATACAGCCAGAGAGTAACCTTGGAAGGAAACGAAAACGCCCCAATAACTATAACCCATGATGAAAAAACAATTAAAGCAGTAACCAAAGCAATAACAGAGATGATGAAGGGAGAATAGGGGGGGGAGAGATTATAGAGTAGGGGGGGAGTTACTAAGTATATTAATTAATTAAATATACTAAGTAAGTGTAACTAATTAATAAGTAAGTAAGTGTATCAAAGAGTATAGAGTAGTTAAGAGTATAGGATATAGTTAAATAAGAGAGCGAGTTAGCACTCTAAAAGAGTAAGTGCTAACGTATGTCGCACTATATTTGTTGTACGACGTACTAACAAGGCTAATGAGGCTAATTGAGTAGGGGTATAGGCTTATAATATGCATATGATACCAGCTATAGGTGAATACCAGCTAAGTTTTCATAGGGGTATGTATATTAGCTTTGAGCCTGGGGTTACTTTGAGGGGGTATGCAACCCACGGGGGGGTGTCTTAAATTTTTGACTCTCCCCTCCCAGAGCTATACAAACAGAAAAGGGACCCGAATATGGAAAAAATAATTTTAATTAAAAGAGTTTTTGTTTTTGTCTCTCTATTGTTGATATTTAACTTTTTAGGAATGGCTTTAGGTTTTGGAATTACTATTCTATTTTCTGTTTTATGAGTCAGAAAAAAGTTAAATTATTAAGAAAAGCCCTCAAAAAGAACTCTACTCTAAGTCTGGAGAAAAAGCTGTGGGAAAACTACAAGAGAAGTAATTTGAAGAAAAAGTTTGAGATTTCAGAGATTTGGAAGAATTAGCTAGCCTCTATGGAGGCGGGAAGCATGGCTAGCCCCCGCCTTCATGGATTTTTCAAAAGTACCTGAACTCAAGGATTTTAAAAGGGAACAAATAGAGAGGATTATCTTCGAAACCCAAGCTTTTAATCCTCTGGCGTGGGTTTATGTAAACAAGGCCAGGAATGAAAGGGGAAGCGTTCTGAGTTTCAAGAACCATAAATTTTTAATCCAGCCTTTCTGTGACCTCTCCCCCAAACAAGTCTATCTCAAAGCCGCCCAGGTAGGAGTGTCGATCATGAATGTCTTTAAGACTCTCTGGTTAGCCCGTTTTCGGGATATGAATTTAATTTATACTTTACCAACTGTGGAGGACGTTAGAGTATTCGTACCTTCCAAAGTCAACCCAATAATCCAAAACAATCATCAGATGGCAACTTGGGTCAAGGATAAGGACAACGTAGAAACTAAGAGGGTGGGACGCTCGTTTATCTACTATCGTGGAACTTTCACTTCTAGAGAAGCTCTAATGCTTTCTTCCGACTTAAACGTTTATGACGAAATAGACAGAAGCGATTTGGAGGTTGTGAATATTTACTCTTCAAGGTTGAAATTTTCCGAGTTTAAAGGGGAGTGGTTTTTAAGTAACCCCTCAGCCCCGGCAGTAGGGGTGGGGGCTAAATTTGCTATCTCCACTCAAAACCACTGGTTTCTCAAGCCTAGTTGTGGCCACTGGCAGTACCTGGAGTGGGAGAAAAACGTGGACCGAAAGTTAAGGGAGTACGTCTGCGAACAGCCTAGTTGCAGAAAAGTGATTACCGATGATGATAGGAGAAACGGAAGGTGGGTTGAGAAGTTCAAGGACAAAGAGTTTAAGGGCTACTGGATTTCGCAGATGATGGCTCCCTGGATCAGTGCCAAAGAACTGATCGCTGAGGAAGAGGATAAGAGCAAAGCCTACTTCAACAACTTCGTTCTAGGGATTCCCTACGTTGGAAGTGACGTGGTTATAGACGAAACTCTGATTTTAAAGAACATCACCAATGCGGTGAACTCCAAACTTGACTGCATTATGGGGGTAGATCAGGGTCTTAAAAAACATTGGGTTATTGGGAACAAAGAGGGAATTTTCGCTGTAGGGAGTACCCACGACTGGAAGGATATTGAGAATTTAAGGAACAAACACGATGCGATCATGGTCATAGATGCTTTGCCTGACCTCACCGTTCCCCGGCAACTACGTGAGAAATACCAGCACAAAGTCCACTTGTGTTACTACCACAGGGATAAAGACAAAGCGGTAGATACCAAGTGGGGACAAGATAAGGATTGGGGTTACGTCTGGGCTGATAGAAACAGGACTTTACAGACAGTGATTGATTATCTTGCTGCCGGAAAAATCAAATTCAACATGAAGGATTTTGAACTGGCTGAGTACATCAAGCATTGGAAAACCATGTACAAGCTGATCGAAGAAGATAATTTAGGAGTTCCCAAGTTCACTTGGGCTTCTGCGAATAATCTTGACCATTTTGTCCATGCCCAAAATTACTTTTTGATTGGTCTGAAGCGATATTCCGAGCAGAGAGGATCAGTAGTTAGAGACCCTTTTCACCGATTTCACGGTGAGCCTTCTTTTGAAATCATCAATGACACTATGCCAGGTAGACCGATTTTTGAGAAAGAACCCAGAGATTGGAGGTATACATGATAGAACAACTTTTAATCGAATTAATTAAAATGAATGTCGAGAATATTTGTCTTGAGTCTAGCGAGGATAAGACAAGATGGTTTTTCTCCTGTTATATCGGTCATGCTTACGATCAAGGTTCCCAGGAAGTTTGGATCGAGGCTGACAATCCTTATACCGTGCTGGAAAAAGCGATTATGTTCATCTCCAGATATAATCGGGGACTTAAAGTCGGAGATAGAAAGAGAAGTAAATGGGATAATAGGCAGTTGATTTGAAGATTTTTCTATTTTAGGTTATCTTTTAGCTTATGGATAAAAACAAACCAGTCGAGGACAGGGATGAAAATTTAGATGAATTGAGTCTCGATATTGAGGATTCTGAATTGGTAGCTTTGATAAATAAACGGGTGGAGAAAGCCAGAAAAGATTATGGAGAATTGGAAGAGATCGGTAAAATTAACACTAATTACTGGTTAGGTAAACAGATTGACGTAAAAAAGTTACGGGATTTTAAGTCAAGAGTTGTTGAAAATGTTATCTTTCAATCAGTAGAAACCATAATCCCGATTATGACCTCCAAACCCCCCGAACCCGTTGTTCAATCTGCCTCTGATACCAAACAGTCAAAATCTCTGGCTAAAAACTATCAGAGAGTTCTTCTCTATAAATATGAAAAAGATAAAGTTAAAGGTAAGTTCCAGATGATCTCCCGCCACAATATATTAAACCGAATAGGAATTTTAAAATATAGATACGATCCCGAAACCGATGACATTGTTACCGAGTATGTTTTACCAGGAAATGTTTTGATTGATAAAAACGGCGATTATGTTGTTGAATATTTAGAGGATAGTTTGGGAGATGTCATTAATAAATTTCCCGAAAAGGCCGATGAGATAATCAAAGAGTTTAGTTTGAAAGCGGATAAGAAATCTGACGGAACTTATGATTTAGATACGCTTGACAAACAAGGTCTGGCAACAAAAATTAAATATATTGAGTTTTGGACGGATGAATATGTTTGCTGGAAGTATAAGAATTTAATTTTTAAGAAATTAAAGAATCCTAACTTTGATTATGTTGGGATAGAAAAAAAAGAAATAGATGAGAATGGGGAGGAACTTGAACCCGAAATTTACTTTTATAATTATTTTGACAAACCAAAAAAACCTTATATATTC